AATGCTCATGAAAAAGGGTCTGTACGCTAACATCCATGCCAAAAAAGAGCGGATTGCCGCCGGTTCTGGCGAAAAGATGCGTAAACCGGGCGCCAAGGGCGCCCCGACTGCAAAAGCGTTCAAAGAGAGCGCCAAAACAGCTAAAAAGGGCAAATGATGCGCCGCATGACTCCCATGAAGACGCCGATGGGCCTGAAAATGCCCAAGCCGAAGGCCGAAATGGACGCGATCCCGCTGGCGCGTAAGCCCATGCCGGGCGGCAAAGACATTATCAGCATCACCACGCGGATGCGTGAGACGCCCATGAAGAAGGGCAAATAAGATGCCTTTGTCCAAATCCACCAGCAAAGAGGCGTTCCGCAAGAACATCAAGGCGGAAGTGAAGGCTGGTAAGCCGGTCAAACAGGCTGTAGCTATCGCCTACAGCGTCAAGCGCGAAGCGGCCAAAAAGGGTAAGAAGTAAGCACATGGCCGACCCCACAGGCATACAGAAGGCGGGCCAAGTCGCCAACGTGGGGTCAAACCCAGAGAAGGTGCCTGCGCGCGACGACGACAAGATGGCGACCATGCGCCACCGCCTGAAAATGGCGCAGTCGGCGTACTCGGACAGCCGTGAGGACGAACTGGACGATCTGCGGTTTATGGCCGGCAGCCCGGACAACCAGTGGCAGTGGCCCGCCGACGTGCTGGCCACCCGCGGGTCGGTGCAGGGCCAGACGATCAACGCGCGTCCGTGCCTGACCATCAACAAGCTGCCGCAGCACGTCCGTCAGGTGACGAACGAGCAGCGCCAGAACCGGCCCAGCGGCAAGGTCATCCCCGCGGACGACAACGCTGACGTGCAGGTCGCTGAGATTTTCAACGGCGTGGTGCGGCATATTGAGTATATGTCGGACGCCGACGTGGCCTACGACACCGCCTGCGACAACCAGGTGACCTACGGCGAGGGCTATATCCGCCTGCTGACGGAATACTGCAACGACGAGACGTTCGATCAGGACATCCGCATCGGGCGCGTCCGCAACTCGTTCAGCGTCTACATGGATCCGACGATCCAAGACCCGTGCGGCGCCGACGCTGAGTGGTGCTTCATCACCGAAGACATTCTCAAAGAAGAATACGAACGGATGTTCCCGGACGCGACGCCGATCAGCACGCTGTACAGCCAAGGCGTGGGCGATCAGGGCATCTCGTCGTGGCTTCAGGAAGACACGATCCGCATCGCGGAATATTTCTACAACACCTACGAAAAAGCCACGCTGCACCTGTACCCGGACAACCAGACTGCCTACCGCGGCACGCCGCAGGACAAGCAGCTTACGGCCATGTTCGGCAAGCCGATCCGCAGCCGCGAAGTTGACCGCAAGAAGGTCATGTGGATGAAGACCAACGGCTTCGACGTGCTGCAAGAGCGCGAGTGGGCCGGCAAGTGGATTCCGGTCGTGCGCGTCATCGGCAACGAGTGGGAAGTTGACGGCCAGATGTACATCAGCGGCCTTGTGCGGAACGCCAAGGACGCCCAGCGCATGTACAACTACTGGACGAGCCAAGAAGCCGAGATGCTGGCGCTGGCGCCCAAGGCACCCTTCATTGGCTATGGCGGCCAATTCGAAGGCTACGAAATGCAGTGGAAGACCGCCAATACGACCAATTGGCCGTATTTGGAAGTCAATCCCGACGTGACGGATGGAGCCGGGGCTGTCCTCCCCCTGCCCCAGCGCGCGCCTCCTCCGTTGCCCCAGACCGGCTTGATCCAAGCCAAGATGGGGGCTGCTGACGACATCAAGGGAACCACTGGCCAGTACGACGCCAGCCTTGGGATGCAGGGCAACGAACGCTCTGGTAAGGCCATCCTCGCCCGCGAGAAGCAAGGTGACGTGGGCACGTACCATTACGTGGACAACTTGGCCCGCGCGATCCGCCACATCACCCGGCAGATCGTGGACATGATCCCGAAGATTTACGACACGCAGCGCATCGCCCGTATCATCGGCGTTGATGGCGAAGTCGATATGGTCAAGTTTAACCCATCGCAGGCTGAACCTGTCAAGGAAATCCGCGACCAGATGGGTGCGCTGATCGAGAAGGTCTACAACCCCAGCGTCGGCACCTACGACGTGATGGTCACGACCGGCCCAGGCTACATGACCAAGCGTCAGGAAGCCTTGGACGCCATGTCGATGATCCTGCAATCCAACCCGCAGCTTTGGACTGTGGCAGGCGATCTGTTCATCAAGAACATGGATTGGCCGGGCGCGCAGGAGATGGCAGCGCGGTTCAAGAAGATTCTTGACCCGAAGGTTCTGTCCGAAGGCGATCAGTCGCCTGAGATGATGGCCGCCCAGCAGCAACTAGAGGCCATGACGCAAGAACTGAACCGCATGACGGACATCATCTCCAACGTGCAGGACAGCGTCGCCCAGCGCGAGGTGGACATCAAGGAATACAAGGCCCAAGTGGACGCCTACGACGCCGAGACGAAGCGGATCAGCGCCATGCAGCAGAGCATGACGCCAGAGCAGATTCAGGACATCGTCATGGGAACCATCGCTGCGGCGCTGGACACCGGTGACCTGATCGGCGGCGCACCAGAGATGCGCGAGATGCCCGACATGGAGATGGAACAGCCAGAGATGGGCCAGATGCAGCCTGAGATGCCAGAAATGGGCCAGATGCAGCCCGAAATGCCGCCTGAAGGAATGATGGAATGAAGTGCGCGGACTTTGTAGGGATGCTGTTTTTGGCGCGGGATGTGACCCATTCCGCCCACCTGAACACGCGCAGCTATGCCAAGCACGTCGCGCTGAACGAGTTCTATGATGGCGTCATCGACTTGGCAGACAAGTTTGCCGAAGCCTACCAAGGCAAGTACGGCCTGATCGGGCCGATCTCGCTGATGTCGGCCAAAAAGACCAACAACGTGGTCGAGTTCCTCGAAGGGCAACTGGAAGACCTTGAGCAAATGCGCTATAAGGTGGTCGATAAGGAGTGTACCCCGCTCCAGAACATCATCGACGAGATTTTCGGGTTGTACTACACCACCTTGTATAAGCTGAAATTTCTGGCGTAAGGAACGACTATGGAACTGCTCCGCCCTTTGAATGATTCCGGGTTTGCGACGCAAAGCGTCGCCTACACCGGCACTGCTGGGTCTGTGACCGGCTGGCCTGCTGGCCCGCAGGGCGTCTTGGTGTGGTGTACAACTGACGCCTACGTCTTGGTCGGTAATGGCGTGACGGCTACGTCCGCAGCCACGCCGCTGCCTGCGTACACGCCCGTGCCGATCACCGTCCCAGAAGGAACCGGCGGTGTGTGGCGCGTCAGCGCGATCCAGATCAGCGCCGGCGGCACGATGTACGCAAAGCCGATCAACATTCGATGAGCTTTGGCATCCCCGTCCGTAATGGCCTGTCCATAGGGCTTTTGGCTTCGACGTTTCTCACGTCGGGTTCTGGACGGCTTGTCCCCAGGCTTACGCTAAACTTTCTGACCGGCGGCCCTCTCGATCCGCGCATCACGTTCAGCCGCACGACGAACGCCACGCTGGTGGACGCCACGGGGCGGGTGACCTACGCTCCGAACAATCTGGTGACGTACTCAGAGCAGTTTGACAACGCCTACTGGACAAAGGCGAACGCTACGGTCACTGCTGATGCGACAGCAGCACCCAACGGCACAACTACCGCAGATGCGATTATTGAAAACACGGCGACAGCAACGCACGGCGTAAACGGCACCATAGCAGTAACGGCTGGCGTTTCCTACGTTTTAAGTGTTTACGCTAAACAAAACGGACGCAGTTTGCTGCGGATAGGGTCGGCTACCACCAGTAAATATGCGGTGTTTGATCTCAATGCGGGCGTTGTTCAGTACGTAGATGCTGGCGTGTCTGCATCCATCACTTCTCTAGGTAACGGATGGTATCGGTGCGCCGCTACTCAAGCCGAACCGACGACTGGTTCTACTAATTTCCTTTTTCGTATGCAGTCCAGCACTTCAGAGTGGCCGGGGACGGGCCAGTACACTGGCAACGGCACCTCTGGCGTTTTCCTCTGGGGCGCGCAACTCGAAGCCGTCACCTACCAGACGCTGCCCTCGACGTATGTGCAGACGGTCGCCTCGGCCTACTACGGCCCGCGCTTCGACTACAACCCCGCCACGCTGGCCGCACGCGGCCTGCTGATCGAGGAGCAGCGGGTGAACTTGTTCACGAACAGCGAGGTGTTTGAGAACGCGGCGTGGGTGAAGGGCAACTCCACGGTCACAGCCAACGCTACTGTCGCCCCTGATGGGACAACCACCGCAGATAAGCTGGTTGAAAACACAGCGACAGGTGCGCATCAAATTACCCAACAAACGGCATTTGTATCAGGAACGTCATACACTTGGAGCTTTTATGTCAAGGCGGCAGAGCGTTCAGTGGTGCGTGTTTTGTTTCCCGCCGCTGCGTTTACGTCAAACTTGACCGCAAACTTTGACCTCGCAACTGGCGCATGGCGGACTGGATCACCGACGCCTTCGCCCGCCCTTACCCTTGCTTCGCAAGACGCTGGAAATGGCTGGTATCGGATTGCAGCAACGGCAACAGCTACCGCCTCGCTTAATCAAACCATTCTGCTTCTAATGGTTGATACACCTTCAGGCACCGGTAATTACACGGGCAATGGTACCAGCGGGCTGTTCATTTGGGGCGCGCAACTTGAAGTCGGCTCCTTCGCCACCAGCTACATCCCCACCGTGGCCTCCACGGTCACCCGCGCGCCCGACGTAGCGGTGATGACGGGTACGAACTTCTCAAGCTGGTACAACCAGAGCGAAGGGACGATGGTCGCGTTTTACAACACAACTACCGCCGTAACCTCTTCATCACTGGGGGCGTTTGCGGTTTCGGATGCAACGGCAAACGAACGAATGCAAATTAGGCGATCCCCCTCAAACGCAAACGCAACATTTATCGTAGTTGATGGTGGAGTTCAACAATACAATCAGAATGTTGCAGCCGCGTCTGGGCCGTATCGTAGCGCATTGGCTTACGCAAACGACGACTTTAGGGGTGTAAATAATGGAACTCTTGCACCCGCCGACACTAGCGGAACGCTTCCAACACCTACTCAAGCCGAAATTGGTTTTGGGCAAGGTCTAATATATCTCAACGGCCATGTTAGCTCCATCACCTACTACGCCACCCGCCTTACCGACGCACAATTGCAGGCGCTCACAGCATGATCGACCTTTACCTGTGCGCGCCCACCGAAAAGGCAATGACCGCCGCGTTGACCGCTGCAGGCATCATCGACGGCGAGGGCCACCCAGTGGCTGGCGTGTCAGTCGATCACATCGGGCCGTTCAGCCGCGTGACGGGCTACGACAAGGCCGGTGAGCCTATCGTGGTGGATTACCCTGGCTGGCACACCAATCTTCGCGGCACATTTGACGACGAGCAGCTTGCTGCGTTGGAGCCTTTGAGCGTTCAGCCAGAAACGCCGCACCGCGTCTGGGCCTGACGTTGCACACAGATACTGTATAGTGTAGATTACACAGTAACCGTACCGGCGAGGCTCACCGGGAACTCCATAGGGGTTATACATGGACGAGAATGTCCCAAACGAAGCGGATGCCTCCGCGCCGGAACTGGAAGCTACGGCAGCAATCCAGCCCGCAGAAAACACGACGCCGGAAACGCCTGTCGAACAGGAAGCATCCAAGACTTTCTCCCAGGAGGAACTGGACGCCATCGTCGGCAAGCGGCTTGCAAGGGAACAGCGTAAGTGGGAGCGTGAGCAAGCCCAGCGACTGGAAATGGCTCAAGCGCAGAAAGCAGCAGCATCGCCTTCTGATCTGAGTGCCGACCAGTTCAACACCTACGAAGATTACGCAGAGGCTTTGGCCGAACGTAAAGCGGAGGAGTTGTTGGCAAGGCGGGAAACCGCCAAGCAGCAACAGGCATTGCTCGAAAACTACCACGACCGTGAGGAGTCAGCGCGGGATAAGTACGACGACTTTGAACAAGTCGCCTACAACCCCAACCTGTCCGTCACGGAGACAATGGCGCAAAGCATCCAGGCTTCCGACATTGGCCCCGATGTCCTGTATTGGCTCGGCTCCAACCCGAAGGAAGCGGATCGCATTGCCCGGCTGCCGCCCATCTTGCAGGCTAAAGAGATCGGAAAACTTGAAGCCGGCATGGCCTCAAGCCCGCCGGTTAGAAAAACTTCAACCGCCCCGGCACCGATTGCACCTGTCACAGCCCGCGCTTCTGGCGCGCCGACGTATGATACGACCGACCCTCGTTCGACCAAGTCGATGAGTACGTCGGATTGGATCGAAGCGGAACGGATGAGGCAGATCAAGAAGTACGAGGCACAACGCAACCGTTAATTTGGGACTACCACCATGGCTAACTCGATTCTTACTATCGACATGATCACGCGGAAGGCTCTCGAAATCCTCGAGAACAACCTCGTGCTCACCCGCAACGTCAACCGTCAGTACGACGACAGCTTCGCTGTTGAAGGCGCCAAGATCGGTTCGACCCTGCGTATCCGTCTGCCCGACCGCGCTCTGGTCACGGACGGCGCTGCCCTTCAGGTGCAGGATGACAACGAACAGTTCACCACGCTGACCGTTGCCAACCAGAAGCACATCGGCGTGAACTTCACGACCGCCGAACTGACCATGCAGTTGGACGACTTCGCAGAGCGCGTGCTGAAGCCGCGTATCTCGCAGCTTGCCTCCAGCATCGACGCTGACGTGGCCAATGCGTTCAAGACCATCGGCAACACGGTCGGCACCCCCGGCACCACCCCGTCCACTTCGCTGGTTCTGCTTCAGGCCCAGCAGAAGCTGAACGAGAACGCTGCCGTGATGTCGCCGCGCTACGCGACGGTCAACCCGGCTGCCAACGCTGGCCTGGTTGAAGGCATGAAGGGCCTGTTCAACCCGACCGACACCATCAGCAAGCAGTTCAAGAACGGCATGATGGGCACCGGCGTGCTTGGTTTCGAAGAAATCAACATGTCGCAGTCGATCAAGCAGCACACCACCGGCACCCGTACCGCCACCGGCGGCACGACCTCGGCTGCTGTTACGGCTGAAGGCGCCACCACCATTGCCATCACCGGCGCTGGTGCAGCGGCTACTGTCCGTGCTGGTGACGTGTTCACCGTGAACGGCTGCTTCGCTGTGAACCCGCAGACCCGTGAAAGCACTGGTTCGCTGTTCCAGTTCGTCGCGCTGGCCAACGTCACGTTGGGCGCTTCGGGCGAAGGCAACATCACTG